TACTGAGGCTTGAGTATCTGTGTCTCAACCTTGGGCTTGACAGTCTCATGTACCTCAGATTCTGTAGCATCTAACTTCTCTTGGAACATTGCAACCATCAGCATAGCTTTCTTTACATCTAACTTGAAGCCGTTGTCTCGCTGCTTATCTATAATCCAAGCAACGTCATGCTCTAGCTTAACTGCTTGTGGGGTGTAGCCCCTACTCTCTACTCGAAGCTGCTGATACACCTTTGTGTTTAATTCTACATCACGCTGGCAATACTTGAGCATCTCTGGTCGGTAGTAATCCCATGCATCGTCTTGCTCACCGAAGTCACCCTTAGTAAACTTGAGGCGGTAACCCCAAGACTCTAAGCCGTGACCGCCTTCTCTGGGTGGCTTGAAGAGACGGGATAGTACCAAGGTATCTACAATCTGTTTGTCACTGAGGTCGATACCTGCAATCTTTTTAATGGCTGGTAGGTCATAGCCAATTATGTTGTGACCGATTAGTTTCTTAGCTGCTCTAAGTAATCCGTAACCCTCTTCGAGCTGAGTGTTGTCAAACGTAAACACATCCAATGTGTCTACATCCTGAGCAACAATACAGTGTATCTTAGTGGGGTCAAGGCCGTCTGCTTCTATATCAAATACTAAGTTACTCATAGCTCATCTCCGTCAAAGGCATCATAGTTATCACCGTCATCTACTTCTTTAAGTCTGCCTGTTACTGAGTCGTAGTGTAGGCTACAAGCCAGCCCAACATCACCAGTGTATCTTGACTTGAGTACCCTGACCTTAGTGGTCGAAGCTTCTACCTCGTCATCTGATTGTTGGTTGCGCTCTAATCCTATAACACAATCGCTTAGCTGAGCAATAGACTGTGAACCTCTAAGGTGTGAGAGTCCGGTTTCGATACCGTTCTCATGCCCCTTGTTACCTTCTACCCTGCGGAGGTGAGACACAAGTATCAAGCCAGCACCTGTCTCTTCTACAAGAGAGCGGAGTCGATGCATGATACCATCAATAGCTTTGCGCTCATCGCCTTCCAAGGCTTGAAGAACTAGCATGTGAAGGTGGTCAACTACAACCCACTTACAGTCTAAACCTACAATCAAGTAGCGCAGCTTACTGAAGATGTCTTCTAGGTTGTTGACACCAAGGTGAGCATGAATCCAAACCCGACCCTCGTTCTCTCCCATGAAGACCTTGCGGTAATACTGTTCGAGCTTCTCGTCACCTATCTGATTCTTAACACTGTCTAGGTGCAGCTTAGAGTTAGCTTCAACAGCCATGATACCTTCAGCAGTTCGCATCCAGTTCTCTTCAAGAGCTACGATGCCTACGTTATCTTTGGTGTTGTTGATGAGCCAGTGAGACAGCTCTCTAGTTACAGAAGACTTACCTAGTCCAGTGCCGCCAGTAAGAGTAATCAACTCACCAGCCCTGATGCCTTCCAGCTTACCGTTAAGCCCAGCCCAAGGGTATGGGATGGACGGCAGCTTCTCTGAACGTAACCGCTTGTATTCGTCTAGCTGGGTAGACAAGTTCATAATCCCTGAAGGGGTGTAGACCTTAGCATCCCAGAAACAATTAACAAAGGAGGAATGCTTGCGCTCTTTGAGCATATCGTTAGGGTCTTTGAACCCTTCGGGCAGTGTCATCAGCTTAGCTTTGTTGGGGGTGAGGAGCTTAGCAATTGCTTTAGCTGCGTCCTTGCCCACTGCATCGCTATCGAAACAGATGACTACAGTCTCGAATGATTCAAGAAACTCTAGGCTATTCTTAACATCACGAGCACCTCCTTGTGCTCCAGACTTTATACTTACAACAGGCCACTTACTTCCGAGTAGTTCGTATGCCGCCATAGCGTCACACTCTCCCTCTACGATTGTAATAAACTTACCGCCTGATTTAAAGAGCTGCTCTCCGAACAACCCTGTTTCTTTAGAATCACCCTTCCAAGCAAACTGCTTGTTGAGCTTTCTAACTTTCGTTGCTACTTCCTCGCCCTTGTGGAAGTAGGGGTAGTGGTGGCTTGTAACCTGACCGTTGAGAGTAGTAGACTTAACGCCATACTTTTTGGCTGTCTCGATACTAATCTGTCGGTCAGTTAGGGCATTAAAACTAGAGCCACTACCGGCTCCTTGATACGCTGTGAAGTCCGTTACGGTATCTTGCTTAGGGGTTTGCACTTCCGTTGTGCCGTAGTTTTTAAAATACTTGTTGCAGCTAAAGCAGTAAGCTGACCCGTCATCGTTCTGACTGACTGGGTCGCTGCCTCCACATGAATCACATGGGAGATGGAATTTAACAAACGGCATTGCGTTACCTCAAGGTTAGGCTGCTACTTGAACTTCCATGTCATCGTCTTCTTCAGTGATAGCTTCATCCGTAAGTCTATCTTCTAGTAGGTTCTTAATGTAATTCGCTCCAGCTTGAAGCACTTGAATCTCATCATTGGTGTTGTTAATCTTAACCATCGCTGACCGCAGCAGGGCAAAGTAACTCTGCCCCTCATCATCCAGCTTGCTGATGTCGTAAGATACATCACCCATTTTATATGTCATCATTAGATTGTTCCCTCCATCTCATCTTCTACATCGAACTCACCGCCATCGACTGAGCCGACAGACACTAAGTCTAATACCTGCATTGCTTGGAAGTCTAAACCCTTAAAGGTCTTGCCCTTCCATACAGATTCCCATTCCTTATATTGAATCTTAACTGCTGAGCCGTTACCGATACGCTCATCAATTGGATTCTTAGTAGAGTCTACAAGCTTAGGCGGCTGACGAATCATACCGTTAGGGCCGTTGACTTTACGCTTGATGATGAGAGCTGGGCCTTCGTCCATGTCTTTAACTGTGTGACCTTGTGACCTAAAGGTTTGTGCAGTCTCTTCATCGACTACTAAGTTTACTGTGTACACTGGTTCGTAAGTGGTGTTCGGAGTTGTTACGCTTGCCCAGTATGCTGTTCCTGTTACAATAGCCATATTATCTTTCCTGTCGTTGGTGTAAAAGTGAGGTGGCATTATACCACAAGTTGTATTAGATGTGAAGCTTTATTTAATAATCTTTGTTAAGTTCTAAAATAAAGGATGTCGCTGTGCATATTACCATGAGTTCAGAGGAGGCGCTACACAACAACAACCCTAATACTACAACTACTGTTGTCAAGCGGTGGCGCTCTCATCAACCCGCTCTTTAACAAACAACCCATCAACCATCTTGCCTTTGCGGTGTCGTATATCTTCATAGGCATGAGCCATGCAGTCATGGAGTGATAGGTTGTTTCGATGTGCCAAGTTGCATAGCACTACGATGATGTCTCCGATGTCGTCAATGATTGGCTGGCTGTTCATAATGTTTAGCCGCAACTCCTCAACTTCTTCTAAGAGTTTCTCAAACTGCTGGTGGTCTGTTGAACCGTGGATAAGATTACGGTCATGGTGCCAGTGAATAATTCTACTCTCTAATGTATATGCTGTTGTCATTATTTAATCCTCTGTCTGTTTAGGTACGCCTTAAACATGGCCACGAACATCGCCACGAACATGGCCACCAACATCGCCACCAACATCACCACCAACATGGCCATCAACATCACCACCAACATGGCCATAAACATGGCCAAAAACATGGCCAAAAACATCACTATCGACTTGCGTTAGTCGTAAGTTTCCGTCAGGGCCTCTATCCAGTGACAGGTTGTCTCTTACAAATTCTAATATTTCTTTATCTGTTAATGATTCCGAGGTGTCGGAATACACCTCACCCCACTCGTATTCCGACACCTCGGAATACACCTCACCCCACTCGTCTCGACTTTTACGAATTTTGTGCTGATTCCACGATTCCGTTTTTGTCATATCGTTGGCTAGTTTTTCTTCTGCTAAGTCAAGATAATCCTGCATCCTTGAATCCTTTATTGGCGGTGCAACTGTAGATGTTATGTTGTCGGAATACACCTCGTTCTGATAGCTAGGGCATTGGGGGTTATAAACATCACTCATCACTTAATCTCCTGACTGTTTAGATACGCCACTACTTTGTCGGCTATTTCTGGTGTTGATACATAAGCAACAGAGCCATCGGTTAAAAATGTTCTCGTGTAATGCCATGCTTGCATGGTATTGCTATAGTTAAACCCATATTTTACTCCACTATTATTACTCTTATTACTCCAATCAGGTACAAAATCAGCGTCGAAGTTTAGACACGCTTGGATAACTAGGTTAGACCGCAGCTGGAGTACACTTGCTTTCTTCGCTAATGCCTCAGTTTCGTAGACGTTATGATGGCTTACCGCTGCCCTGTTATTGGGGTTGAGACTCCTTACACCACCAGTCCAATCAACCATCCAGAAAGTGCCGCCCACTGTAGGTTCCCAAACACCTTCGGGCTGTTGCTTTAAACGCTCTATCTCTGCGCCCAGTTCTTTATACTTCTGTTCTAAGTCTTGTATATTCATCCCGCATTCCCCATAAAAGACACAGCAAAGGGTTCAGTTAAAGGCACAGTGTAGTAGTCTCCCCAGTTTTTTAGCTTATAAGGCCAGCCATGATTTTTTTCTACAAGGGCTTTAGCTTCTTCTAAGCTGCTGGCAATAGCTACGGCCATACCATCACTGTAGTCAGAATAGAAATCGTCCCAGATATATAGTTTTAAGTCTTGTATGTTCATCGCTCGTCTTCCTCTCTTATATATTTAAGAAGTTCGTCTGCTGTTACATCCCATTTACTACAGGCTTGCATTAAAGTTAACAAGCCTTTCATGAAATCATTGTGTGCTGCTTCTAAGTTCTGACTCAAACTATGCTGCCCTCTGAAAGTAATCTTGAATAATTGTTTGTCGTTTATTTCTGGTGGCTGCCATGTTCCCTGCTGCTGATTGTCTCTTAGTAATAGAGTGAGTAGACCAATCAGTCAGTGCATTGTAAAAAGCCCAGCGGTTTGCACCAAGTCGTCTTCGATATGTGTTCTGCCAAGTGACCCAGATATATTCTAGTGAGCTATTTACTCTGGGCATCTCGTCAAGAACTTGACCGGGGGCATAGTCCGGGTTGCTGTTGATAATCTTTAAGGCTGATGTGGCGTTGATAGCTTCAGCGGCTGCTGTAAATGCTTGGATGTCAGTCATTGCTTCGTTACTCCACTGGCTCCAAAGCTCTCTCTCGTTTTCAAACAAGTCCAGTGCCTTAGTAATAACTCTACCGCCCAGCTCAATGTTTAAGTGTCGAGTATGCTTAGCTTTAAATACAGCAACCTCACCGGAAACAAACACCTGAAGATTAGTACAAGCTTGTTGTATAGCTGCGGCACTAATCATAAACGGCCATGTCCCATCAAAGCTTGACACTGCTAACAGTCCAAGGGATGCAGTGTCACCGTCTGGTGTGGTAAAGGTATGGGCTGGTAGCTTATACTGTACAAAGGTTCGAGAGCCGTTGTGTGATGTCCTGATAGTCTCTTGAATCCCTGTTGTGTCTAAGTCAGACCGCTCAATGATAGCCCTTGTAACATCAATCATCTCATGGGGTGCAACTGCTTTGTAGTCTAAGCCATGAACACCAAGCTGTGCTCCAGTGTCTTCACGGTAGATTACTTTCTTAGTAGTGTTCTGTACACTAGCTGCTTGAGTATGGTACTGGAGGATAGCTTCACCTATCTCGAAGCCTGCCTCGCCATAGCCACTACGCTTTAGCTCTGTCATATCTGATGTGTTTCTAAACATATTTACAATAGCATTCATATCAATCTTCCTCTAAACAAGTTGCACATTGACCACTGTCGTAGCCATTATTAGTAGCTGCACCGCAACTGAAACACTCATAGGTGTCGTCATCAGGGCAGGGTCTGTTATGTTCTACCACGCTACAACTCCCTCGGTTCCGTTAATGTCTTTGATGTTCTTAAAGGTAATGCTTCGAGAGCTACCATGCTGTAGATAAAACGCCCACTTATAACAGTGGAAGATGTTGAAGCAGTCGCCCTTACTGACCTCGAAGCGGTTCTTAATTGTTCTACGTCTTACAATAAAAGACTTACCGAATACTGTACCATTTTTCTTACCGCTAAAGACTGCTGAGTGTGTAGCTTTTGCGACTAAGTTGAATAAAGTTTCCATAGTTTGTGACCTATTTTAGTTAATTGATTTCCGATTTTACTTAACAGCCGACACCGACCCTGTTACAATAACTTAATGTCTTATAAGTTAGTTCGTAAGAACTTACTAACTTATAAGTCATTAAGTTATTGTTCTTATTTACTTGATTGTATTATACACTTGGTTATAAAGTTCAGTTGCAATGTCATCTAGTGTTTCAACCATGTCCTCATCTGGATTAAAGTCTTTGTCTTTAGCTAAGAAGGCTACACTAG